AGCAGAAGTAATATCCCTATCTCTTGCAGGATTACCTTGATAAAGTACCATTTTCTCTTCTCTATACAGCATTACCATTCCAAGTGCTCTTATTCTATCCACATTCAGTTCAGGATTAAAAGCAATAAGCTCCTCTAAGAGTGCTCTATTTCTAAGATTAAATAGGTTCTGTATAGTTATTTCAACTTCCTGACCCTCATCATTTTTTATAATAGTTGGAACAGGTTTCATAAGCCAGTCTCTTATAAGACCATTAGCATAATTATTTATAGGAGCAGATGCACTGACTCCTTTCTGGCTACTACCTATTCTGCTATACTTAATCAACTGCTTATCTCTCAAATACTCAGGAGTATCTGCCAAAAGATGAGTACAGTTCATCTTGGAAAAATAAGCAAACATTCCCTTAATATTACTCTCATAAAGACATTTAGCATTATAAAATAAACATAGAAGTCTTGTTATTTCATAATTATCCTCAGCCATTCTCTGCCTTCCAGTATATTCAGCTACTATAGTATCAGTCCATAAGTCCAATACAAAATTAGAAGATAAGGAAGTAGATTCAGCAGCATCATTATCAACAGGGTCTGTTCCTATAATATATCTTGTCGAAGGTATTTTACCTGACCTGTCTTTCTCAGGCATAGCAAATATCTCAATAGCTCCTGGAGTATCATTCTCAACTCCATATTTCCTTATAGGAGTATCATTAGTCAATTTAAATTCAACTTCTCCATTCTTATTCATAACAAGTTGTCCTATATAAACATCATCAAAAGCGTGAGTGTCTATATCAAGCTGCTGTAATCTTTCAGTAAGAGCAGCCACAGGAAAGAAAGCAGACTTTACTTTTATAATAGCTTCAGCAGGAGTAATAGGGTCCTCAGCTATAACTTTCAATACTGACCTTGGGTCTGTTGAAAATTTAGCTTTATATCTTGCCATAAGTACTTCAACTAATGCCTTAACCACATCAGATACTCCATCTTTATTATAGCATCCTGCTCTATTTATATAAGCAGGAAAGAAAAATCCAAATGTCTGTTTTCCTTGATTAATCTTATCATATACATTAGGATTTGAAAGTATATTATATGCTTCAGGATTATATAAAAGTGTTTTTGCAGAACTAAAATCTGATTCCTTTTCACTGGCAGTACCTATCAAATACTGAATAGCAAATGTATAATCACCATCTTCTACTGATTTTCTAGTAGTATCATAAAGAGGCAGCAAGTTAGGAAAAGTACCCATCTCCTCATATAATAACCTCTTTTACCTCTAAGCTTATCACTATCATCTTTTGCAGACACTGCAGTAACCTGATTTAAAGAGCCTCTTTCAATACCATATTCATCTTTATATCCCATCTGCCAAGACATCTCATTAGGAGAGTTCTTAAGCATAAGATGTGGAAAAGGAGTATTACTAAAACAAAAATTAATGGCAGGTTTAAATTTACTCAGTGTGCCATCTTTACTATCAGCTAAATATTCCTTCTGGTATGCAGTAAGTACAGTAATAACTCTTTTCTTTGATTCCTCTGATTCTCCAAGTATAAGATTATGTGACATTATACTTGCCAATGAGTAGGATTTTCCACAACCCCTGCGTGCTAATTCTATAGCATGATGTCCTTCTTCCCTTGCTTTGTATAAATACTTATATCTCCAGTCAATACCTTCAAAGAAAAAGGGAAAAGCCTCTTTTCTTATAGCCTTTTTCCTTCTCTCCTCAATAACATTTACTATCATAGGGACATAATTGAGAAACCAGTATTCATAACCTGATACCCAAGCACCATCCTCAGGTCTTATAAGGCCCTCATAGCATCTTCTTTTCTCTTCATCCCAGAACTTTCTATATTCAGAATTAGGATTGCTATTAGGTCTAAGGAAGGTATAACAACCATGTTTTAAGAAATGAAGTGCCGGCTGTCTAAAATAATCAGCATTCTCCATTATAGGAGGGTTGGTTATATCTACTATAGCTGCTCCCCTTTCATCTCTTGGAAGGTCCTTATAGTAGGGTCTATCAGGAGAAATTAATCTTTTGATAAACTCAATTCCTGTAAGACACTCCATAAGCTGTTCAGCTACGTCTGATGGAAGACTGTCCAGTAACTCCCTTGTTACAGGAGTTTGATACTTATTAGTTTGAATTAATACCCCATCCTGTAAATTCTCCATTTCTCAAAGATTTTAATAGTTCACTATCCTGAGTTATATTAAATAGATTGGAGAGTAGGAACTCTTCCATCACTTTAATATTATGCCTTTCCTCTGCCTCTGTAACTTCTCTTGCTGTATGATTATGAGCAAATAACTGGTACTTCTTCCCATTATTGATATACCATACAATCCAAGTATATTTCTTAAAAGCTTTTATCTGAGTTTGTGTCTTAGTCTTTTGTAAGACAATAACAACTCCATCTATATCTCCAAGAAACTTGTTAAATGCATCTATTACTTCTACTGCTTCCATAATTATTTATATTCAAATTTATAACCTAAATAACTCCTCTTGTTAACTTTATTAGAAAGTTAAAGGTCCTCGTACATAGCCTTTTCAGCAGCTCCTCTGACCTTATCATTCTGAGTTACTTCCTTTGCAACAGCCTTTTCAGCTTCATCAAGGTCCTTTATTAAGGAGGGAATCTGCTTTATTATAGCTCCTATTTCCTTAGTTTCCTTTACATCAAGTTCAGTCATATTAGCTGTAAGGTCTCTTATCTTCATCCTATAGCCATCAACCATAGCTCTTGTATCTTCCAGTAGAAGTGCTGATGTAGACTTAAAGCTATTATAAAATATCATAGCCTCATTTACATATTTATCAGGCTCCCATTTCTCAGGCAATCCCTCACCTTCCTTAATAGCATTCTTCCTTTGCTCTTCATCTACAATATACTGATAGTCACTACGTGGGTCTACCATAAAATAGATAAATCCCAACTCCATTATAGCTCTTTCCTTATTCTGTGATTTATCTCTATTCCACAGCTTCTTAAAAGGCTTCAGCAGTATAGCTTCAGGCTCAACTGTCATAGTATATCCTTCATATCTGAATAATCTCATATGATTCTCCTTTAAGTAGGTAAATAAGTAAAGCCTGCCAGAAATCCGACAGGCTTTTTTCTTATACAATTAGTTCTTTTTTCGGTTTAATCAAAGGTGAAGGCTCAGGGTCTGGAACCTCCTCATACTCTTCAATTATAAAATCTATATCTCTATCTTGAAGAAGCAGGCACTGTCTCCCATCCATTTCTACAACATCAAAGTTGTATTTGATTACAGGATTATCAGTAATTACTCCATCTTTAAGAGTTCCTTCTTTGTGTTTCTTTACTGCGAATCTAGTAGGATTTACACATACTAAATCACCTACCTTAATATCTCTTACTAACTCTCCTACTGCAAGTACTGTCTGATATTCCTTAATACTTCCCTGCTGTTTAGTTGTATCAATTAAACCACCCTCAACTCTCACATCCTGCTCATACTTATCCATTGTAGTTATAAGAGCTGTAAACATCGGTTTTATTTTCTTAATTTTAAGCATCTTATTTCTTCTCCCTTTTCTGTTTATTATACTCAAAACTCCATTTACATCTTCTAAATCTATCCCATGTCAAGGCAAGTTTACCTAAACTTGGGATATTGAAATTGGTTCTCAGTTCAGCAAACTCTCTCTCACTGATATCCTCCTTCAATGGTAAGGACTGTATAGTCTGCTTTATGAATTTCCAAAAAGAACTGTAAGCCAGACTCACTACCTCAGAAGGTATACCCAGTTCCTGTGAGACTTTATCTACAGCATCAGACCAGTTCATTTTAACTCAAAAAGCAACAGTAATTGGAAAGTTCCTGTCTCACTATCAATATTAGGTATAAATCTTGGATTTATTCTACCATCAATTATGACATTATTTTTCCTAAGTTTACCCATAATTACTTGAAAATGAGGGAGAGTAATATCACACTCCTCTCTTACTTTTCTTTTGGTATCCTCACTCATTGTAACTTTATCAAGAATATCTGCATCTTTGATAACCTTACTAAGCTCATACCTATGTTTTACAAAACATGTAATTACATCAATTTCTCTATCAGTTAACTTATGAAAAGGACGTAGAAACTCAAACCAATATCTAAAAAACTTACCATTCAATGAAGTAGGAATCCTAACAATATTATTGGCTTTCCTATTCATATCAACTAAGTTTTACTCCTCTGCCTTATTTTCAGTACTCTCAGTTTCAGGAACTGTTATCAGTTCTTCAATCTCAGCTACACACTTATCTACAAATTCCTCATTAAAAGCATGTGCATTTTCCACCACCTTGAACAGGTAGTCAAGTCTCTTGAATATGTTAGTCATATTGGCTTTCTGCAACTCTGCATACAGTTGTCTAGCCTGTTCACTAAGCTGATGAGCTACATTTTCCAATTGCTCATAGGACATTTTCTCAGGCCTATCTGCCGAAGCAGTGCCTGAATTTAACTTCTCATTCTCTTCCATTTTATTTCTTTATAAAAGTTTTACCATATTTTTTCTTATACATCTCCTCCCAGTCTTCTATATTTGCAGTATCTATATCAGTACTGCCACAATCATCACAATAGTCTATCTCATCATTAATAGACAATATCTTAAGTGATAAACATTTCTTACAAAAGACTACAGGTTCTGAATTATATTCATCTTTGGAGTACTCCTCATTAATAATGCTTGATTCTTTCATAAATCTTTTTCTTTAGCTCGTTGACAGCCCTACTGTGCTTACCTCTTCTCTTACAGGTATTAGCAGCATTATGGAATGGTCTAGCAGGCATTATAATACCATCAGTAGTAACATGTCCTCTTCTCATAGCTCTTCTTACTGACCTAAATTTGTAGACTCCATTATAAGTAACCAAATGTAGAACCATAATACCTTTTGAGATATAATCCTCAAACTCTTCCTGACTCATCAAGTCTCTTTCAATTTTCTTCTGCTCTTCCATATTTCACAATGTTATATTATTACTTATAATATATAAGTACAAACTGGCCATTCTCTTTTAGAAGAGATACAATATTCTCTCTTTTGACTCCTTCCTCATTAGCAGCTCTTACAATCTCCCTTATTGTATTAGCTGCCATTGCAGTCATAAAACATGAAGGTGTTCCAGCTTCTACTTTTTTAGTCCTTACTGTTTTACTCTTTTCAATCTCCATAGCCAAATTTCTTTTAGCTTAATTAGTAGCGGAGAAGGGAATCGAACCCTTGGAGGCAGGCTTATGAGACCTACTTGAATACCAATTCTCCCCGCAGTATAACCAGAGATTTGGTAGCTGGTACTCTGGTACTGCAAGTATCACCTTAACTTGCACCCTCCTTCACCACCCATCCTTAAGCTTGTTATAAGTGTCAGCCTCACTAGTGGGATTTCCATTAGGGGTAAGGAGTGTCAGTCTCTCTAAATGGAATATAGTTCTACTGACCTGTTGAGGCTTCTGCCAGAATCGAACTGACATTACTGGGTTACAAAGCCAGCTTTCTGCCATTGAAATAAGAAGCCATAAGTACCCCTGACAGGATTCGAACCTGCAATCTCATAAAGAGCGAAACATTTTAAGTGTTTTGTGAATACCGTTCCACCACAGGGGTATTATTAATTTAATATTTAGAATTATGAATTAATCTATGACAGTTAGCACATACTAAGATACACTTATCTAGCTCATTCAATGCTCTTTCTGTTAACCCATTATTAATTAATCTTTTAGGATTAAACTCCTTTTCTTCAGGATTTAAGTGATGAAAATCAAATATTGAAGCATTACTTCCATCATAATCTATATCACACATAGAGCATTTACCGCCTTTTAATTTAATAGCTTCCACTTTAGCTTTATGTGCTCTATTTAAATGTTGTTCTTTTTGTTTATTTTTATTATTTTCATAATAAATCCTAGCTAATTCTCTATTTTTCTCTTTATTTTCTAAATATTTTTGTTTTCTTTTTATTTTAATAAGTTCCTTATTTTTCTCTCTCCATATTTTATTTCTTAAAGCTCTTTTTTCTCTAGCTTCGGGATGAGAAGCTAAATATTCTTTTGCATATTTTCTTCTATCCTCTATATTTTTGTGTGGCATAATTAATAAGGTTTATTATCACAAAGTTCAAATAAATATTTATATTTTAAAATATTATGGATAAAAGTTTCACATTCAGATTTTATTCCTGAATATTCTACTCCTTCTGGGATGTTAGTATAGAATTTATAAGTACCTTGCTTTACTTCCATAATAAAATCTATAGCATTTAAAGTGTTACTTTCTATACCTCTAATTGCATTGGGTTGCATATGACCTAATAAACCTTGAAATTCTTCAGCTAATCCATCCTGATAGTCTGATAGTATATCAAGAAATTCATCAAGATATACATGTATATTCTTCTTAGGTGCTGCCCAATGCAAATTCTTACACTTTGTTTTCCATCCCTCAAGTCTATTTAAGAAACTTATAAAGAACTCAGAAGGACTCATATTAGGGTCCTCTTGTTTCATTGCCTCAAGTGGTGTCAATAACATGTCATTACCATACATAAGCTTTATTGTTTATTTGACAATGCAAAGGTAAGTATTTTATTTGGAATATGCAAATAAAATACTAATTATTTTTAATTATTTCGTACCCCCTAAGAGACTCGAACTCTTAAA